AAAGCACAGGCTGACAAAAATTTACAAGCTAAACTTAATTTGACTAAACGAAAGTTTTAGACCTTACATAACGCAGTTATGCAAGGTGAACAAGGGCAGGTTGCCCGCGTTAGCATAATCCTTATACTTAACACTTGTTTGGCTTGACAATCGTGTTATAATGGATTAAATAAAAAAATAGGAGGTATCTAAATGATACTATACAGCATCTATGACAAAGTAGCGGACGAATTCGGACCGATCTATGAAGCTAAAAATGACATGGTTGCATCTCGTGCTTATGCTGGACTTGTTAAGCCTGACATGGCTCATGACTACCAGTTATATGCAGTGGGTGAGCATGAAGAACGGTTCGTTGGTGCTCCTGATATTTCACCAGTGATAAAAGCGTATGATTTTCCACGTAAAATCGACGTTGTAGTGAAGTATTCAGCAGATAAAAAGTTGGCGATTGTGGAGGTTCCTCATGAGTAGAAAAATTTTCCAGCGGACCGGTGGACTTGTACCTGGTAGGACATTGTTTAATCTGTCCTACGAAAAAAAATTTACATGTGACATGGCTCAGTTAATTCCGGTTATGTGTGACGAGGTTGTACCTGGTGATTTCTTCGAAATGGGTAACGAAGCTGTAATCAGGTTTCAACCTCTTGTAGCTCCCGTACTACATGAAATAAACATGTACGTGCATTATTTCTTTGTCCCTTACAGACTACTCTGGGATAATGTAACCCCAGATAACTGGGAAACATTTATCAGTGGAGGAATTGATGGTGATGAACTTCCAGTTATACCAACATGGGAACCAACAGTCACAACAGAGGGCTCTCTCTGGGATTATATGGGTTTCCCTACTGGAGTGGATCCTGACGGTGCTTATCCTATTGATTTTCCCCGTCGTGCTTATAATCTTGTATTTAATGAGTTCTACAGGGACGAAACTTTAGTTACTGAAGTGGCACTTACAAATGAGACTATACTATCCCGTGCTTGGGAAAAAGATTATTTTACATCAGCTCTGACAGCACAACAGAGAGGTACAGCTCCAGCTCTTCCAATAAGTGGTACTACGTTTGCTGACTGGACAACAGCACCAACACTTGAATGGCCAAATGCAACAGCAAATGACTCAGACCCCATGCTTTATAACAAATCAGGTGGTGCAGTACAATATACACCTTACAACATGGGAACAAAATTGGCACTCGAAAAAGGTGCAGTAAATCTGGCAGAACTTCAAAGTAACGTTATAGATTTAAGTAGTGCAACAACGTTTGATATTGCTGATTTACGCCTTGCCTTTCAAATTCAAAAATGGATGGAACGTAACGCCCGTGCAGGGGTTCGTTATACTGAATTTCTTAAAGCTCATTTCGGTGTATCTCCAAATGATGATCGTTTACAGCGTCCTGAATATATTGGTGGATCTAAATCACCTGTTATAATTAGTGAAGTGTTACAAACATCATCTACTGACGTTACATCACCTCAGGGAAATCTTGCTGGTCATGGTCTTACAATAAGCCAGGCTTATTGTGGCAAATATCATGCTAAAGAGTTCGGACTTATAATTGGTATAATGTCCGTTATGCCTCGTTCTGCTTATTCTCAAGGTATCAACAAACAGTGGTTAAAAGCTACTAAGTATGATTTCTATTTTCCTGAATTTGCAAACCTCAGTGAACAGGCAATTACTAACGCTGAGATTTGTGCATCAGGTGTATCTGCTCATAACACAGGTATATTCGGATACCAGGGAAGATATGATGAACTTCGTACAAAACAAAATCAAATATGCGGTGAGATGCGTACAACGTACGATTATTGGCATCTTGGCAGGCAGTTTAATCCTGCATTACCACCAGCACTCAATGCAACATTTATTACTTGTGATCCTCGTAAAGATATATTTGCTGTACCTACTGAACCTGGCCTTATTGTCAGTTTTGGTAATATTATTAAAGCATTTAGACCGGTTCCTTTATCAGCTGAACCCGGTCTAATAGACCATCACTAGGAGGTGATAAAATGGAATTTGCAACACAGTATAATAGGAAGCGTCAAGCTCCTGAAGACAATGACGGAAAAACATCCGTCGATCGTGCTGGATACATGCCGGCACAAAAAAGAATCGAGAACATAATGTTTGCTGGACAACGACTTGTACAATCCAGGAGAGAAATGTTCGATTTTGAAGGTGATCAATTTGATCTATCCTTCAGTGATCCAACCAGGAACAAGAATTATGATATGGCCGACGCATTTCAGGATGGCCTAATCAATCATGAAAGATTGGCAAAATCCAAGCATGACCAACTTGTTCAGGAGGAGGCTTTAAAAGCCTCCCAAACTGCTCAGAAGACACAGGAAGTGGCTTCTGACAGTAAAAACGGGTAGAAATACCCCGGTTTTGAACTGGGCTATATTGTGTCTCTTGATATAATATAGCCCGGTGACACCGATAAGATGTCACATACAAAAAGGATCCACAGGATCCCTACGGAAAAAGGAGGATAAAAACACTATGTTCGGATTAGATGATATAGTAATTGGCAGTATAATAGCGTCAGGAGTATCCGGTGTTGCTAATACAGCACTTGGATTTGCTAACTATAACTATCAAAAAGATTTACAACGTCAAATTTTTAATAGAGAAGATACATCGATCGCTCGTCGTGTAGCTGACTTAAAAGCTAGTGGTCTATCCCCTGTTTTGGCCGCTGGCCAAGGAGCTGGAACAGGTGGTATTGTATCAACTAGGCAACCAGAGGTTGATACTCAAATGATAGGAGCTATTCAAAGTTTACTAACAATGCAGAAAGATTTTGCTGTAAAAGACGAACAAATAAAACTTCTTCAATCACAACGAGGCCTTAACTATGTAAACCAGAAGATTAAAGATCTTGATTATTATTATTACGACGAAACAGGAATCTCTCCAAATAGTTCTGCTTTCGGAAAAGCATTTAAAGATCTAGTTTCTCTGTATTCCAAATTTAAAGGAATGGGTACAGATATCCAACCACCGGATAAAAAAAATCTTAATGAACGAAGAATGAATAACCCACCAAGAGATAAAAAATTACCTTGGGATCCTCCAAAAAAAGATAATAAACCTTTATATGATAAAAATTTTGGAAAAGTTCTTAAAATATTAAAACCTTAGGAGGTATCTAAATGAGATACAAAAAACGTAACTACGGAAAACGTAAAGTGAGGTCCAGGTCACACCGCAAAAGTACCAGGCTCAGAAGTTATGGCTCATCACGTGGAGGCATAAGACTATGATATGCAGTGTACTAAACCAATCACACTATTTAAAGTTGGAACGAAGATTTATCCAAATGGATTAGAATTACCATGTGGAAAGTGTTTACACTGTAGAAAAAAACAAAGGAGTGAATGGGCAATGAGATTATATCACGAACTGTCTTATCATGAAGACTCTGTCTTCTTAACACTCACTTACAATGAGAAATCATTACCAGAGAATGATAGTCTCGTAAAACGTGATTTACAATTATTCTTTAAAAGATTACGCAAAGCCCTTCCTTCCGAAAAAAAAATTAAATACTTTGCCTGTGGCGAATATGGTGACGAAAAAGAACGTCCACACTATCATGCAATAGTATTTGGCCTTGGCCTCAAACCGGCGGACCGTCAATATGTAATAGACTCTTGGAACAAATGCGATTGGGACAATGAAGAAATATATAACGGTGCCTTTGGCTATGTATCCCCTGAATCAATTAATTATACTGCCGGCTATGTAAATAAAAAGTTCTCTGGCAATATGGCAGAAGAACAATATGAACAACGAGGTAGGGAACCCGTGTTCAGAATATCGAGTCTCGGACTTGGCAAGCAATTTGCTTTAGACGAAAGTAAACGCATTACCGAGGACCTCGAAATAAATTACCAGGGACGTAAAGTATCGATTCCACGATATTACATAAAAGTCCTGGGAATTGATCCCGATTTAATCAAGGAAAAAGCTTTAGACTTGGATCGGGAAAAAGTATCAAAATTAGTTGGATTGTATTTGGACAGCAATGAGCTTTATAGTTATGGTGATTTGAATGATAATTTATGTTTCATTGAAAAGAACAATAACCGAAAAGCACAGGCTGACAAAAATTTACAAGCTAAACTTAATTTGACTAAACGAAAGTTTTAGACCTTACATAACGCAGTTATGCAAGGTGAACAAGGGCAGGTTGCCCGCGTTAGCATAATCCGTGTACTTAACACTTGTCTGGCTTGACAATCGTGTTATAATGGATTAAATAAAAAAATAGGAGGTATCTAAATGATACTATACAGCATTTACGACAAAGTAGCGGACGAATTCGGCCCGATTTATGAAGCGAAAAATGACATGGTAGCTTCCCGAGCTTATGCAGGACTTGTAAAGCCTGATATGGCTCACGATTATGAGTTATATGCAGTTGGTGAAAGGGTAAATGGTGATATATCTTTTGTTTTAGTTCCTTATGACCCTATTCGTAAAATCGACGTTATTGTAAAGTATTCTGCAGATAAAAAGCTTGCACTTGTTGAGGTTTCTCATGAGTAGAAAAATTTTCCAGCGAACTGGAGGACTTGTTCCTGGTAGGACATTGTTCAATCTGTCCTACGAAAAAAAATTCACCTGTGACATGGCCCAATTAATTCCTGTCATGTGTGACGAAGTTGTGCCCGGTGACTTCTTTGAAATGGGCAACGAGGCAGTGATTAGATTCCAGCCTCTTGTAGCCCCCGTGTTGCATGAGATAAACATGTATGTGCATTATTTCTTTGTTCCTTATAGATTACTTTGGGACAATGCAACGCCCGATAATTGGGAAACGTTTATTAGTGGAGGCATAGATGGCGATGAACTTCCTACGATACCAACATGGGAACCAACAGATACAGCTGAGGGCTCCCTATGGGATTACATGGGATTTCCTACTGGAATTGATCCTGATGGTGCTTATCCTATCGATTTCCCCCGTCGTGCTTATAATCTTGTCTATAATGAGTTCTACAGGGACGAAACTTTAGTTACTGAAGTGGCACTTACAAATGAGACTATACTTTCCCGTGCTTGGGAAAAAGATTATTTCACTTCAGCACTAACGGCACAGCAAAGGGGAACTGCTCCTGCACTTCCAATATCAGGAACAACCTCTGCAGATTTTACAAATGCTGTTGGTGGAAGTTTAAGTTATTCAAATTCTTATTCTCTTCTTGTGGACGTAAATGGGACACCGGCACGTAATACATTACAAACACAATCCGGTGTATATAATGATAATGTACTTGCAGCACTTAATAAAAATGAAGTTGATTTATCGAGTGCAACAACTTTTGATATTGCTGATCTTCGTCTTGCATTCCAAATTCAGAAATGGATGGAACGTAATGCTAGAGCTGGTGTAAGATATACAGAGTTTCTTAAAGCTCATTTCGGTGTATCTCCAAATGATGATCGTTTACAGCGTCCTGAATACATTGGCGGTTCTAAGTCGCCTGTAATCATCAGTGAAGTACTACAAACAT